TATCGAGCACCGGCCGCAGCAGACCATCACGCGGTGGCAGCGCGACCAAGGCGGCACCGTCGAGGCCGTGGTGCAGAGCGTCACCGGGCGCGGCGAGGTCACCATACCGCGCTCGAAGCTGGTCTATGCCGTCGACGACACCTTGACCGACAGCCCCGAAGGCATAGGGCTCTACCGCCACCTCGCCACCACGGCAGAGCGGCTGAAGCTGTTTCTCGAACTGGAAGAGGTCGGGTTCACCACCGACCTGCGCGGGATCCCCATCGCGCGCGCACCCCTCGGCGAACTGCAGACCGAGGTGATCAACGCCGGCCCGGCGAACGGCGAGGCCCGCAAGGCCGCCGACAGCCGGCGCGGCCAGCTCCTGCAGCCCCTCCGCGACTTCGTGGACAAGCACGTCCGGAACAAGAAGCTGGGCATGCTGCTGCCCTCGGACACCTTCATCGGCAAGACCGCCGACCAGACTACGAGCCCGTCGACGGTGCCGAAGTGGGGGGTGGAACTGCTCAACGGCGACAGCACCAGCTTCGCCGATATGGCGAACGCGGTGAACCGCATGAACCAAGAGCTGGCGCGCGTGCTGGGCTGCGAGCACCTCCTGCTCGGTGCCGACGGCTCCGGTTCGCTGGCGCTGGCGCGCTCCAAGGTCGGGACCTTCTACCTGACCGTCTCGTCCAGTCTCATGGATCTTGTCGAGGTCGGGGACCGCGATGTTGTTGCCCCCTATGCCACCCTGAACGGCTGGCCCGAGGAGTTGTGGCCGCAGCTCGGGGTGAACGAGATCAGCGACCGCGACGTCGAGCAGGTCGCTGACGTCCTGGCGAAGATGGCGCAGGCCGGTGCTGTGCTGATGCCCGACGACCCCGCCATCGGCGAGGTCCGCGATCTGGTCGGGCTCTCCCGCCCGCCCGAGGACGGCATGGCGATGGACGCCAGCCTGAACCCTGGCCGCAAGGATCCAGCCGACCCAGACAACGCCATCGACGACAACCCCGAGGACAAGGTCGCGAAGGCGCGTGTCATCCGGAGTCGTCGGGCGAAGAAGCGGCGACGGCGGACAGATTGACCGCCGCTCCGATGCAGCGCAAATAGCGCGCGCCGGGTGACGGCTCGAACCGAAGGACCCTGACCATGTCTCTGCAGCTCGGCACCTTGGTGCGCAATGCCATCCTCGACGCTATCGAGGCGACCGTCGGTGCGGCACCGCTGCTGCGAATCTATTCGGGATCCGCCCCGGCCTCGCCGGCAACGGCAGCGTCCGGCACGCTGCTTGCCGAAGCCACCCTGCCCTCCGACTGGATGGCGGCCGCGTCTGGCGGCACCAAGTCGAAGTCCGGTACCTGGGAGGACACCTCGGCGAACGCGACCGGCATTGCCGGTTATTACCGAATCCTCGACTCCACCGGCACGACCACGCACCTGCAGGGCACGGTCACGGCCACGGGCGGCGGCGGCGACATGACGGTCGACAACACCAACTTCGCCGCCGGGCAGGACTTCGTGGTCAACACCTACACCCTGACCGCGCCGAACGCCTGATCCCTCCCCCGCCCGCTAGGGGAGGGGGCTGACTGTGGCAACGAACTGGACTCCTGCTGAACTAGGGTCGGTCGTCGCCGGCTGGTTCGACGCGGCCCAGACCTCGACGCTGACCCTCGCCGGGTCGAACGTCTCGGCCATGGCGAGCCGGGTCGATAGCTTCTCCGCTACCCCGGCTCTCTATCGGGGCACGAATGGCTCGCCGACCTATACGCAGGTCTCGACCCCGACCCCGATCCCGCCAACTTGGTCGTCGACGAAGCGCAACAGCCTACCCGCGCTCGACTTTACCACGACCAACACCAACCCACTGACCTATACGATCCCCGCCACTTATCCGGTTGGCAGCGCGTCGGGCTCGATGGTCGCGCATTTCAGCACTACTGCTTCTGGTTATGCTGGCGCGGCTGGGTATGGCCCCGCACCCGGGTGGTCAGACTTCAATGCGGTCAAGGGTAAATATCGCCAGATATATTGGACTTCCGGCAACAAGCCGGGTGCGTCCGTTTATTGGGGCGACGCCGATATTTCAGATGGCCGGCAGACCGCGACCCGCGATCTGTTCGTCTATGCCGAGTTCGTCGGCGGAGCCACGATTAACGCCCGATCCGACGGTGGTACGACTAGCGGTTTTACTGCATCGGTAAGTTCCTCTCACAGTACCACAGGCACTACCGGTATTTTGGGCGACTTCCTGAATGGGAATGTCTCCTATCTTCAAGAGCACCTTGTTTTTACCCGCGTCCTTACGAATGCCGAACGGCAGCGGGTTGAGGGGTATCTCGCGTGGAAGTGGGGCACGACCGCCAAGCTGCCCGCCGACCACCCTTATAAGTCGGCCGCACCTCTTGTTACCAAGACGATCTTTCTTACCACGGGATCAGCGTGGACGGTTCCGACCGACTGGGACAGCGCCAACAACAGCATCGAGCTGATCGGCGGCGGTGCCGGTGCCGGCGGTGCAAACGGGCCGGAGTATGCTGGCGGCGGCGGTGCCTACGCCAAGAAGAACAACCTCGCCCTCACGGCCGGCGCGAGCGTCTCCTACGCCATCGGTGCCGGCGGCGTTGGTGGCAGCGGGGCGGTCGGGGCCTATACCTCCGCCACGGGCGGCGGTGATACCTGGTTCAGCTCGACCGGCACCGCCCTGGCGAAGGGCGCGGCTGCTCCCGACGCGGCTGGCGTCTCCCCCGGTCCCGGTGGTGCCTCGGCCTCGTCGGTCGGCGATACCAAATATTCGGGCGGCACCGGATCCTATGGCGGCGGTGCTGCGGCTGGACCGGGCGGCGCTGGCGGGAACGGTAACACCGGGACCGGGGCTGTCGGTGGCTTCTACAAGGGCGGCGATGCCGTAGGCTCGGGTGCCGGCCTCGGGGGCAGCACGGGCGCGGGCAATGGCACCGACGGCACGACGTGGACCCAGACCTCCGACACCGCAACGGCCGGACCAGGCGGCGGCGGGTCGGTCAGCACCACGGTGGCCCAGAATGGCGGCAGCGGCGGCCTTTATGGCGGCGGCGGCGCGATCCCGAGTTCAACCAGTGGTGCAGGCGGCAACGGCCGGCAGGGCATCATTGTCATCACCTACGCCCCGACGGACGTGGTTACTGTCACCGGGTCGAGCGCGTCCACGCTGGGCAGCGTCACCATGTCGGCGTCCGCCCTGATCAAGTTGGCGGCGAACAGCTCGTCGTCGCTCGGCGTCATCGCCGCCGCGACGGCAGGCGTCATCTCGATTCGGGCCGACGCAGCCGGAACGCTGGGTGGCTTCACCGCCTCGACCACGGCCGCCGCAATCATCAAGGCGACGGCATCGAGGCCGGCGGTGTTCGACTTCACCGCCGGGACGCTGGATGCCGGGGCCACAGTCACGCGCGCGGCCGGGTCCTGGTCGAGGGTCGACGCGACGAAAGTGGTGGTCGAGGGCACTGCTGCCGACACCGCGCGCTTCGACTATCACCCCGTCACGGGCTCGCTGCGCGGCCTGCTGCTGGAGCCTGCGTCGACGAACTATGTCTCGGACTCGGCCGACTTTGCGGCGGTCGGCTGGTCCAACACCAATGTCGTCGTCACCGCGAACTCACAGGCCGGGCCGACCGGCTCGGCAACGGCCGACAAACTGGTCGCGAACACGACCAATGCAAGCCACACCCTCAATCCCCCGGCCACCCAGACATTCGCGGCTGGCGACCGCCTTACCAAGTCGATCTTCATCAAGGATGCCGGTGCCCGCTACATCGGCATCAATTCCAACGGTGCGTTCGGTGCGGCCGGGCGGCTGGCGATCTTCGACCTGCAGACGCTTACGGCGCAGATCAACCCCGACGCGAGCGGCATCCCGACCACGGGCGGGTCGACCCAGATCGACGACTTCGGTGGCGGCTTCTACCGGCTGACCCTCACGACCGGGCCGGCCGGCGGTTCCGGCACGACAGCGCCCCAGAACTGGACCCTCGCCGCCTCCGCGACGCCGCCGAACAACGGGGTCAACCCCAGCTTTGCCGGCGACGGCGTCAACGGCGTCTATGCGTGGGGGGCACAGAGCGAGTCCGGGTCGCGGCTGACCAGCTACATCCCGACCAGCGGCGGTATCGCCACTCGTCCGGCCGAGACGTTGGTGCTGGACTGCGCCAGCCGGGGCATCGTCGACGGCAGCTACACCGCGCTCGTGACATTCGACGACCTCTCCGCGCAGGTCGTGCCTATCACGGTCGCCTCGGGCACCGCGTCGATTGCCGCCGCCTCGCTATCGCGGAACTGGGTCCGGCAGGTCCGCGTCCCGGCAGGCGGCAGCGACCTAGCCGGGGTGTTGGACGGCGTCGCCAGCGCGGGCACGAGTCAGGCGAGGATCACGGCCACACTCGCCGGCACCCTTGACCCGATCACGGCCGCCGGAGCCGGCGCAATCGTGCGTGTCGGGACCGGAGCCTCCACCGTCGGCGATGTGACCGCCAGCGCGGCCGGCAAGGTCAAGCTCACGGGCGCGTCTGGTCCCGACTTCCTGATCGACTTCGCCGCGACCCCGGACGCGACGCCCTATGGCGTCGCTGTTCAGCGCGCGGCTGGACCGTGGACCCGCACGAACGCCGGTAAGCTCATGGAGAGGGGGACGGACGCCAATACCGTCCGGCACACCTACGACCCTCTGACCGGGGCGTATCTTGGCGTCTATCTGGAGCCGCAGCGCACCAACTATATCGACCAGGCCGAGAACCAGACGACGCGCTGGGGCGTCAACGATCTTGTCTGGACCGCCGACGTCGGCCTTGCCCCCGACGGCACGACGACCGCCGACAAGATGCAGGCGGGTACGGCGGGTACGGCAAAGCAGACGAACTCGCCGCCAAACAGCGTCGCCGTCGCCATCGGTCAGCGCATGGTGAAGAGCGCGTGGATCACGCCGGCCGGGTGGAGCATCTTCGGTCTCGGAACGCCGGTCGGCACCTTCGGTTCGACTGGACGCGCCGCCCAGTTCAACGTCAGCACCGGCGCGACTGTCACCGATGGCGGGGCCTGTATCGCTGGCGCGGAGAACTGGGGCTCCGCCGGCTATCGCATTGCCCTGACCACCGCCCCTGCGATTGCCGCCGTCGGCAACAGCGGCATGGGCTCTTGGAGCATGAACGGCACCTATGGTGCCCCGGCGACTTATGTCGGCGCGAACTGGGCGAGCGCTGGCACCGAGGCGGTCTATTTCGCCTGCGCGCAGACCGAGCTGGTCGACGTCGGCAGCTATGCCGGGCCGACCAGCTATATCCCGTCGAACGGGGGGGTCGGTACCAACGCGACCCGGCCGGCAGAGACGCTGCTGATCAACGGCGTCGCCCGGGGTATCCCGGACGGGACCTATTCGGTCACCTACACCTTCGACGACCTCTCGACCCAGACGACCACCATGACGGTGACGGCCGGCGTCGGCTCACAGGCGGCGACGCTGAACCGTCTGATCATCCGCTCGGTGCAGGGCGTCATCACTGGCCCGACCCTCGGCTCTATCACGATCGACGCCCAGGGCGGCGGCATCGCGCGCGCCGACGCAACGGCAACGCTCGGTGCCATCACGACCAACGCCGAGGCGGTCATTCACCCGACCGGCGCTGTCAACTCGACGCTGGACGCCGTCACGGGGACTGCCACCGCCGTTGCCACGATCCGCGCCGACGTGGCGCAGCCGATAGGCCCGGTGGTGTCGTCGGGGGGCGGCGCGAGTTTGATCGTCGGCTCCGCTGCGCCGGTCCTGTCGGCGGTCCTTGCCTCGTCCAGCGCCGCGCTGCCGCTGGTTGGCAACGCCGCCGCAACGCTCGCCGACGTGACCAGCACCGGGCAGGGTCGGCCCATTATCCACGCCGAGGCGGGGGTCACGCTCGGGGGCGTCGCCGGCAGCGCCACCGCGCGCGCCATCATCACCGGCACCGTCGACACCACCTTCGCGATCACGACCGACGCCACGGCGACCATCACGCTTGTGGCGACAGTGACGACGACCCTAGGGGCAGTCGGCACGAGCGCGGCCGGCGGCCCTGTCATCGCCGCCTCGGCCGCGCCGGCCCTCGACGCCATCACCACGACCGCGACGTCGCAGATCCGTTCCGGCGGGCAGGTCGACTCCATGCTCGGCGATATCATCGCGCAGGGTGCGGCGGCGATTAGCGTCGCCGGATCGGGGGCCTCGATCTTGCTGGACGTGACCGCCGAGTTCACGGGCACGATCCGCGTCCAGGGCGCGGCGGCGGCGCAGCTGGGCGGTATCCTCGTCGAGACCTCCGGCGGGCCCATTGTTCATGCCGTCGCTGCTGCAGAGCTGGATGCGATCAGCACGGGAGCCACCGCCAAGCTGCCCATCGGCGGCAGTCTTTCCGTCACCGTCGGAGCGATCACCGGCACCACCACTTCCGCGCTGCGGATCACCGCCGACCATTTGACCGGCCTCGACAGTTTCGGGATGCTGGCCGAGGCGCGAGTCCTGCTGCAGGCGGAAGCAGCAGCCACGCTCGACAGCATCGGGTCGGTCGCTGTCCTGCGTTACGTCCCCCGGGTCAGCTGCGAGCGGGCGGTTGCCGCCGACCCAGAGGACCGGCGGGCCGTCGCCAGCATTGAATTCCGGGTCGCCATCGCTGCCGCCGAATATCGCACCGCACGCGCCAGCACGGAGTACCGATTCGCGAAGGCTTCACCGGGCGTCTGTTTCGCGCTACGTCCCTGACCCGTTCCGGAGCAGCACTGGGGAGCAGCGATGTCGAAGGCGTGGCCCCCCAAAGGACCGCACGAGGTTCTAAATTATGGCTTCGACTGGTCGCCCCGCGAGCTGGGCAGCGCCATTGATTCGACGACCTGTGTCGTCAAAACCGGCGACGTCGTTGTCGAGTCCCACGATCAAGGTCCGGTCGAGGACGCGCCCGCCGGGTCCGGCACGATCACGATTCTAAGCGGCGGTACCTTGGGGAGCAAAGCGGTGCTCTACCTGACCGTTACCACGGTCGACGATCTGTTCTTCGACCAGCTGGTCACGATCAAGATCCAGGAGCGGACGTAATGGCCGAGGTGACCGTTGGCGGCAACGACTATCCCAGCTTCGCCGATCTAGAGGAGGCGGACACCTATCTGGGTGGGGACGTCTCCCGAGCCGTGGCGTGGGCGCTGCAGGGTGAGGACGCGCGCGGGCGCGGGCTCGTATCCGCCACCCGCCAGCTGCTGGCGATGCCGTGGTGCGAGGCCGCGCCTGACGTCGACGACGCCCCCGAGATCGTGGTCGAGGTCGCGATCATGCTGGCCGCCGACCTGCTCGCCAATCCAAAGCTGTTCGCCGACGCCTCCGGGTCGAGCAACATCAAGACGGCCAAGGCGGGTTCGGCGCAGGTCGAGTTCTTCGCCCCGGTGCTGGGGGGGGCACCGCTGCCGCGAGCGCTCTGGGACCGCTTGGCGAATGCAGGGCTGGTCTGCATCGCCGATACCAGCCTCAACGCCGGACCCTATGTGAGCGGCATCGTTGACTGTCATAGGCCGTGGCGCGGCCGTTACGCCGACGACCTGATCGCCGACGACGCCAACGGCCTGATGTAATGGGCAACGCGCTGTTCGGCGTCGATATCGCCGGCATCATCGCCGACGCCATTGGCCCAGCGGTCTTTCCGGTCACGATCACGCGCAACGCGCGCGGGGTGCGGACACCCGGCAACCTGACCGGTGGCCGGGCCAGCACCGCCACGGTGGTGTCGTGTCGCGGCTTCTGGGAGGACTTCACCGGCACCCCGCCTCCCGGTGTTGAGCTCAAATTGAACGACCGGAAGCTGCTCCTGATCGGCGACAGCATCCCGGCCGGTGGTGCGCCCGAGGTCAACGACGCCGTGGTCGTCGAGGAGCCGATGGGATCAGTCGGCCCGCTGTATGTGGTCAAGCTGCTGTCGCGTGATCCTGCGGCGGCCGTTTACACCTACCTCTGCCGGGATCGTCGCGGCCCCGACGGGGTTTGACGTGGCCGACACCGAGGATCCGGCCCAGCGGCTAAACGATCTGCTCGACCGTCAGGAGCGGCGGATCGCGACCATCTTTCGCACCGCCGTCTCCGCTCTCAAGGACGAGATCGACCTCGACGAGCTGTCCGACCTCATCGCGGCAGGCCGGCTGAACGAGGCGCTGGAGAAGCTGCAGCACGTCGCCGAGCAGCTCGGTAGCGCCAGCAACGTGGCGTTCGTGACGTCCGGTCAATCGACGTCCGAGTTCATCGTGGCGGCCAACGTCGGCCGCATCGTGTTCGACCAGGTCAACGTCCGTGCCGTGGCGGCCATGCAGGCAAACCGGCTGACCATGGTCCGGGAGTTCACCGACGAGCAGCGCCGCGCCACCTCCGCCGCGTTGGTCGGCGGCGTCGAGGCCGGAATCAATCCCGTCGCTCAAGCCCGGAACTTCCGCGACAGCATCGGTCTGACGGAAAGGCAGTGGGGCCACGTCGCCTCCTATCGGGAGGCGCTGCAGCGGGTCGGCTCCGACCAAGGATCCCAGCTCGACGCGCTGCAGCGGGCACTCCGCGACGGGCGCGGCGACGCCCAGATCAGGCGTGCGATCAAGGCCGGGAAGCCGCTGCCGCAGGCGAAGATCGACTGGCTCGTCGAGCGCTACACCGCCCGCTACGTCAAATATCGGGCGGAGGTGATCGGCCGCACCGAGGCGCTACGCGCCGTTCA